TAAATCTAGGCACGACTTAATATAGAGTCCGTGTGCCATACCGCCATACATTGGCGTGGCCACAAACAATTTATTTTTTTTCAAATCTTCAAGTTTGACTTGGATTTCCATAATAACTCCATAAATAAAAAAGAGGAAGCAACACCTATATGTATAACTTCCTCTTTACTTTTCCTAAACTATTTTAGGCAAAAGCACGCTCACCTTGTGAACGAATAGCAGCAATGCCTGCAGCTACCATACGCTTGGTTGGAGAACCAAGGCGATAGAAAGAAACTTTATCGCCATTTGCGTTGATGCGTGAGTTTAGGTAAATTGCATGACCTTCGTTACGCAACTCATTGATGGTAGCGGAAGGATTAGCAACACCGAAAACAGATTGCATTTTTTGTGGTGTGAGTGTGTTGTATTCGCTATCTTTGGACAAAAAGGCGAGAACACGAGCTTTGGTTGATTTCATTACAAATAACTCCATAAATTGGTCGCAAATTAAAAAGCATTTGAGAGGCGACCGTTCTCTCAAATATGATACAAGTATATCAGATTATGAACCTGTTGTCAACCATTATACAGGTACAAATGAAAAAAGACCCGACTTTCGCCGGGTCAAGTGCCGAACAACTAACTATTAGAAAGGTTGATTTTCTTCAGCCTCAGGATTTTCATTTACCGGAACTTCTGGTTCAGGTTGTGGTGCCAGAATTTCTTCGGCAGAAGCACCGGCGTCAACTTTGGTATACAAGTCAACAAAACTTGCCTTGGTATCATCATCAAAGCGGTTTAAACACAAGGTAATTGCCTTCATTTTATCGCCAAAGATACCATAGGTTTCTACAATATGGACTAAACGGCGAGTGGAAATCACTTCATCACAACCACCATCCATAAATGTTTTACGAATCACATCAGCCCATGTAACAAGCTTCTCGGCAAATTCACTATCATCACGACCAACGGAAGATAATTCTTTGTCAACAATCTTACGCTCAATCTTAACAGGAGGAAATTCCTGTTCCATTGTAGTGCGGAATCTTTCTAAGAAGGCTTCGTTAAGCACATTCGTAAACATGTAACGACCATCATCAGAGCCTTTACCTTTTGTATTCGCAGTAGCAAACACCGTAAAACCTGGTGCAGGTGTAATCATCTCGCCTTTTTTCTTCAGCAGAAATGGTTTGCCTTCAAGCACACGCTGTAATGAGGAAAGATTTTGAGCACCATAATCAATCTCATCAATACAAAGCACAGCACCTTGACGAGCAGCCGTGGTTACGGGGCCGTCACGCCATTCCATATTACCATCAATCAACACATAGTTACCAAGCAAATCACTTTCATCGGTTTCAGGTGTCATTGATACGCAAACAAATTTACGCTTTGCTTTGGCACAGGCCTGTTCAATAGACATGGTCTTACCATTACCAGAATGGCCTGAAATGAAAACGGGAAAGAACCGCATTGATGTTACAATTGAAAGCACATCGTCAAAGTTACCAAATGGCACATAGTTTTTATATGATTTAGGAACCAAATCAGTAGTATCCAAATCGGTTTGGACATTTTGAATTTTGTTCTCAGATTTTTGGATTGGTTTTGCCATTGGAATCACTTGGGCTTGTAAAGCAATTGTCGTAGCACCAGTAGTAGGTACTCGGTAATTACCACGACCAACACGATTGGCTTCATCTTTAGTAAAAAATTGAGTTGAAGCAATACCCAATTCACCAGCAATAGCTTTAATTTCTGATTTACTTATGGTCTGTTTACCTGTAGCAACTAAAGCATCCATAAATTTTTGTTTAATTTCGGCACGACTTGTCATTATATAATAACTCCATTCACAGTTTCAATACTACCATTTTAACATAACAAATGCTCTTTGTCAAGAGCACCTGTTGCCTAAAAACAACACCTTAAGCCGCAATGCCTTCAATGAACTTGGAAACCAGCACACGATTAACTGTTTTCTTTTTGTTCATTTTGGCAAAAGCTGACGCCAATTTTTTAGTGGTAAACTTACCTTCAATTTCAATTTCATCTTGCTCGGTTTTCAAATCATTTCCACCAGAAATAAGGAAGAATGAATTATAACCATCGTTTTTTGAAATCAAAAACTTTTCACTTTTGAATTGTTTTACCAATTCTTTTTGTTTGTTGAACCATTGGTAATAATCTTTATTATGTAAATCGCCCAATGTTTGATTTTCGCCAATAGAATATCTATTGTTAATTGCTTGACGAGTATGGCCTGGACTTTGATTTGAAATAATAAAGAAACCAAATATTTTAGAATTGGTTACTTTAGCAAACCATTTGAACATAGCAACGCTGACCGATTGGCGATTGCCGTCAAGTTTTATTTGGAATTTATTCTCACGGTCAACAAGGTAAACATTTTTACCATTGAAATCCATTCTTTCGCTAGTGTGTTTAGTTATTGTTTCACCATTTTGTTGTACCACATCATAAGTGGTATGAATTCTGTTAATCCAATCGGCATCGCCATCATGGACAATAATCAAACTTGTTAAGTCAAGGTTGTTCTTTTGTTTAAACTGTTTCATCACTTCAGCTGTTGCGACCAAAGCTTGTGTCAACGGAGTATTTGAAAGGTACTCAGAGTCAGGCAATGGAACATATGAACGAGAAAGACGGCTTACTTCAAATGCTTTTTTGAGCAATAACATATTCTTTAATGCACCAGTAAATTCAGCATTTGACATTTGCGAATTAATATACTCACGCAAAAATACTGTGCCTAATTCAACTGAACCAAGTTCTTTGGTAAATGAAGCACGACTTGTTTTGACATACTCTCTCCGTTGCTCAAGGGTCATATTCAAATCACATATGCGAGCTTCTTCACTATCACCAAAACCATACACAGCAAAAGGAATATTCACTTTGCGACAGAACATGGCAAGTACCAAAATCTGTTCAATTGAACCAGACATATTGCTTGACATAGAACCAGATTTATCTAGCAACAAAATCAAACCATGACTTTTGCCTTTTGGTGTCAACATCACTTTACGAAAAATGTTGTCATCAAATTTGTATGATGAAAGCTTATTGATATCAATATCACCAGTATCGGCAAGCTTTGATTTACTAAATGCTTTGGCTGCCTTACGCATTTCAAATTCTTTGGCAAGTAAACCAATATATCTTTCGTTTTTGCGTTTGAAATCGTTTACCAACTCCATAGCTAAACCAAGTTTAATATATTGTTTACTAGCACAATCACCATAAAACTTGGTTAGATTCGTTTGAACCGTTTTAGCAGGTGTAATAATGTTTTTCATAATTGGTTTTGACATATTCACATAGCAAAACTCTTTACACTTTTCATCCAATAACATAGTTTCATTACTACGGAAAGATTCATCCGTAGAACATGATGGAGAAAACTGGTCTTGCCATGAAGATTGTGATTCTTTCCAACGATTGTATGAATCGCCATCTTCATCGCTGTCGGTTTCTTCACCTGAATCATTTTCACCAGATTTTTGGCCTTTATCATCATCAGATTTGTTATCGGATTCTTTATCGGTCTTTTCACCGTTGCCGTCACCTTCATTTTCTTCGTCTGATTCTTCACTTTGACCGTTTTGATTTTTTTGGCCTTCAATAGTTTCAGCTGAATTTTCTTCATCATCATATTCATCAAATTGGTAATCGCTGTCAATCTCATTGTTGAATTCATCACTTTCAATAGCTTCTAATTCTTCAAAGTATTGAAGCTTCATTTCCATTTGCTCATCTTTGGAATAAGCATACACTTCATCCGTAGCACGAACTACATCGTCCCAAGATTCACATGCTTGGACTTTTTTAACTAAGAGCTCTTCTTTAGCAGAGAATTCAATCTTGGTATTTGTCCATTGAGATTTGCTGTAAAGGTTCAGGCGGTCAATGAAGCTAAGCGTATTAACATCAGTACCTTTAATACCAAAAAAATCACGATTGATTAATTCTTGGTAACCATTACGAAAAGAATTATTAAGGCCAGGATATTTACGCTTGACCTTCTTTTCAATTCTAGCATCTTCAACAACATTAAGGAAGTTTTTATAGAATTTTCCTTTTGATTTGTCAGAGGCAGTATTGTGCCAACCATCAGCGGGAGTATAGAGAGCATGGCCAACTTCGTGACCACAGAGCAGGTCGTAAATAGCGCCTGTCATATTTTGCCAAATTGGAAGATATAAAACCCTATTCTTAGGGTCAAATTTGGCAGTTTGAATTTTTTGGTGTTGAACCGTGAGATTCTCGGTTGCCATCAATCTGGCTAATTGAGATTTTTGTTCAGCAGTAAATGTCATTGTAGTATAGTCCTATTTAACTAATTTATACTACCATTATATCAGTATTCAGTTGGATTGTCAAGACCACCTGTTGCATAGAAACAACAGGCTAAGCTATTGATTCTTAAAGAGATTTTACTTAGTAATGTTTTCCCAGAGCTCTTTATACGCAATGATAACAGTTGTCCATAATTTAACAATTGTTTTTATTG